GTCAAACCTTGCGCTTTCCATTCGTCAAACTCGCCTTTGATTACTTTCCAAACGCTGGCGGTCTTCCAGTCTTCAAGAACAAGGTTTTCGAGGTCGTATCTGTCGACGCGGCCTGTTACTTTCCAGCTTCCTATCTGGGCCTCAAAGTATTCTTCTTTGAAGCTGTCGTCATTCTGATGTTCCATGATTGAGTGATACGCGGTTCCGAACGAAGCCCATACGAGGTCTGCTGCGTCCTGTTCGAGCTCGTCAAAGTGGCGGTCGTACAAGACAATCTCTTTGTCGCCTTTGAGTAGGGTTGTTGCGCTTAATGTTCCGGCGGGGTTGTGTCTTACGTTTGACACAAAGTTTACGAAGGCCTGGGGTAATCCGAGCTTATTTGTTGTTTTCATTTTTGGCCTCCGGTTCTACTTTTTTTATTTCAATCTTCCATGTACCGTCGCCTTGCTTCTCGGCGTACTGTACAAGCCATTTGTTTTTATCTACGCTCCAGCCTTCGAGCCGTTCGCAGATGTCTTTAAGTTCATTATCCATCGCGATAACCTCCTTATAAGGTTTTTTTCCGCTTCTGCGGTCTTGGCTCCCCACCGAGTTGAACGGCAGCACCTTCTATTGGGCTGGTGAAGGTGGACCACTCGGAGCCGGGTCTTATTTTTCAAGTTTTATTAGAAATCCTTTTGCAGCGTTCCTGTAAAACTTTTCTAAGTAAAACTCCTTTCTTTTCTTGCAAACTTCGGCCATTGCTTTGCAGACCTTGTATCGCCTTTCTAATTCGTCCTTTTTCATACGCCCTCCCGCGTTAAAAAAAGAAACCCGATCACGTCGTGCGCTTACGTGACCGGGTTTGAAAAATCAAACCTTTAGAAGGCTTGAAGAAGCGCACCCACTTCAAAACCTCTAAAGTCCGCGGTTTTAGATTTCCGCGTTCCTAAGTTGTTTTTAAGTATGGCGCTTCTAATTAAGATTGTCAAGAGAATTCGTATATTAAAAGGCAAATTTTTTCCACCAACTTTCCAATTTTTTGGCAATATTTTTCCAATATGTCGAAGGCGTGCAGCTTCTCGCATACGTTTCGTTTCCACTTGGAAATGGCCGACGGCGTGAGGTTGTATTTGCTGCTCAGTTCTGTTAAAGACAGGCCGTTGATTAAATCCTTCATAAGGCTTATGTCGTGAAGGCTCAGCGGGCTGTCTTCCAGTTTTCTCATAATAACCGACTTTGGCGTGGTGCTAATCTTTTTGTAGACGTAGTTTACGGCTGGTGACTTTTTACACATTTGTTTTTTACTCCTGCTCTAATTATAGGCTGGACTTCTGTGCCTTCGTACTACGATAACCTATCAAAAAAAAGAAACGGTTTTATTGATATATCCGGCTACAATAAGCCTTCTTCTTATCAGCATTCCGTTTCTTTCCCTGTAAGTTTTACAAGCGCTCCTCAAATGACGGCCGTTGTAACAAACCCGAATTCAGATGTTACTTCAAATGTAGCTTGTGTTGTAATGCTTTATTCAGTAACTACAACACAATTCTCTGCAAAGGCGCGTAACGAGTCAGGTTCGGGAACAAGTCAATCAACAAGTGGATATTGCTACAGGGCATTCGGTTACTAACTTCTTATAAATTATAGGATTAGCAGCCATTAATATATACCCACGTTGCGATTTTTACAGATTTAGCAATAGTTACAGATGAGTACTTAGGGCTTTCTGCTGATACTCTATAACTGTCGGTAGTTCCAGAGTCTTGTGCCGTTACTTGAATTGTATAATACGTAGTTGAGAATGCAAAAGGAAAAGTTAAAGTTCTCGACTTTGCTGTTCTGTCATTATCTTTAATAAGCAGCTCAATAAAACCGTTCCCTTTAATTGTGTAGGTTAAAGTTTCACTTGTGTAGCTGCATAATACGGGATCGCCAATAATAAGCCATTCTGAACCGGTCCACATTAATTCAAGGGTTGTGTATGCGTCCCATACTTTGTATGGGTAAGTGCTGGAATATTCGCCACCGCTGAATAAGTGAGCTGCTACGTTGACAAGCGCTCCACCTCTTGTTGCTTTAATGAGTCCGCTTTGGCCTCCGTAGTTCATTGTAACTGATGTTATATTACTTGAACTTTGGAGCGCGTATCTGAAGGTTACGCGGATTGTGCTTCCTGCTTCTAATGCCGTGCTTCCGGCTGGTGCTGTTGGTGAGAATGTGTAACTTGTTGCAGACAGTGCGCTTGTATTTGTTGTGATGTAAAGTCCTGCAAATGCTGTCTGTCTGTAAGTCTTGCTTTCGAGGGTTCCTGCACTTCCTGAACAGTTACCGGTAATGCTGGCCTTGATTGTGCTTGGAAGTTTAAGAGTTGCGGCTGCGCTTCCGTCTACACTTACGGCGGTTCCTGAGTTTGTTCCGTCTGAGTCAGAAATTGTAATATTTCGCGCTGTTCCCCATTTTGTGGTGGTTATGGCAGCGGAGCCATCAAAGTTCGTACCATTAATACTTCTTGCTGTCTGCAGCTTTGTAGCGGTTCCTGCGTTACCTGAACAAGTACCTGTAATTGACGCTTTAATTGTTGCAGGAAGTTTTAAGGTTTTATCTGCGCTTCCGTCTATGCTTGTTCCTGAGCTTTCTGTGTTGGTGCCGTCATTGTCCTGGATTTTGATTGTTCTTGCTGTTCCCCACTTTGAGGTTGTTATGGCAGCAGAGCCATCAAAGTTTGTGCCATTGATACTTCTTGCTGTTTTCAGCTTTGTGGCTGTTGCAGAGTTGTTGTTGCCAATAATAACAATAAGGGCACTTTTTATTTGGTCTTCTGTTGCTTCGCTTGGTGTAATTCCTGCTTCTGTTAATATATTAATCAGTTCTTTTTCAACGCTGCTTAAACCTCTATTCAAATCGGTTATGCCTGTGGTGTTTTTGTTCCACGCCCAGTTCTCCCATTCTGCTGGTAAGACGTCGGCAGGCTGGAAGCCTGCAGCGTATTTGGCTGCGTCCGGCTGGACCTTGGTGGCGTTGTCACCGAATACTGGATATGTTTCAAATGTCTGCTCTGGTATCATATTATTCTCCTTCTTCTGCGGTTATGAGGATTTGTGGCTCTGTTGCAATTCGATAGAAAAGCTGTGTTAAAAGCCATATATTTTTAAAGCCTATGTTTTCAAGAAAGTTCACCGTAATGTCCGCATTTTCGTCAAACTCGATTTCGTAGTTCTGGCTGATTGTTGCGGCTACTAAGTCTACACTCTTTAAAGTTATTCCGTATCTTTTGATTACTGCTACGGCTTTTAAGAACTTCCTGTAAGTTCCTAAGTCCATATAATTGGTCTCGTCAAGCACGATACTTGTAAGCTGTCCGCCGACCTGCGAGTCGACTGTAGAGAAACCTATCAGTGCGTCCTGGGTCAGAGGTTCGCTTCCAAATAAGAATATATTCTCTGCATTAAAGCCTTCGGGAACTAACGGCCTTGTGTAACCGATAAGACGACCGATGTTCTCCAGCTCTGTCTCGTCCGCTGTGTCAATCGAGAGGTTGTATAAATATGACTCTATTGTCTCTGCGTCGGTGAATTCCTTATTTACGGCATATCCGTTCGCAGAAATGACCGGGCCGTTCATTTGTTTTGGGTAGTACTGGTTTGGTTCTATTGCCATTTATTCCTCCAGCTGTTCTACCAAGATTGTGCCGTCTGCAAGACTAGGTATTTCATTGCAGCCCATTTCGAGCACGTCGTCCCAGGTTACTCCGTCTGCGCTCAGCTTGACGTAGGCTACTTCGGTATAAGAGCAGTCTGTGAAAGGTTCACAGGCTTTGACTTGAGTTAACACGTCGCCGACCTGCCATTCTGCGCTGGCGTATATAAGGTCTTTCTTGATCTGATTTTCTACCTGGCTTCCTGATTCTGCGTTCTTGTTCAGGTAAACCTTCACGTAAATCTGCACGCGCTTTGCGTCGTCGTATTTAATCGGGATTGACTGGCCGCTGCTTGTTACCCAGTTCTGCGAGTGTCGTGGGTCTCCGCTTCCTGGTACGGCAGCCTGTAAGTTCTGCGCAGATTCTACATTTTCTATTGTCTGGTCTAATGACTGAATGCCGAGTATTGGCACTTCGTAGTCTCCCCACTCTGTGCAGGTGAAAGGAACGACGGCCTGTGTACTTGCTGGTATTGAAGTTGCCGCGTTAATTTTGAATACGTGGCCGTTGTATGTGGCTGTTGTTGTGTCTGGCAATTCTGCAGCACCTTCTGCCTTTGCTGTAATGGTAATATTTACAGTCGAGTAGCTTCCTGTTGCGTTCGGGTTGTTCTGGGTCGGTGCGCTCATATATTCTGCGTATGTTTCTGCGAGCTCGTCGCTTGAGCCCTGTATTACAATGTATGCGGTTCGTGGCGCAAGTTCTACGCCTCCTGGGAGTTCCATGTCTTCAAACAAATTGTAATTGAAATAAACGCGGGCGTGGTTGATTCCTGTTAATGCTTCAAGGGCCAGCTTGCAGCCGTCAATTGAATACTTGATTGTGTCGCCGTTTAAGAGTCTTTTTCTCAGTGCGTTTGTTGTCTCTGGTGCTACGCCTGGCACCGAGTTTGTCGGATTTGTTACTGTCTCAAGGTTTGCGATTTCTGTTTCAAACGATGTAATTTCTCCGCTTAAAACTACGACCGGACCGAGCACGTCTGCTACGGTGTCTATAATCTGTGTCGAGCCTGCGCTTATAACAGCTTCGGTCTGTACGACAAAGTTTACGTCTCCGTAAGCTGCAGCGGTCCCTGCTGGAATTACACATTGTCCGTCTTCGCTTGCGGTTACTACTAATTGAAGAGTTGAGTAGCTTCCTGGGTTGCGTGTCATTGCTGCAATCGGCAGGAGGTTCTGTATCTGCTGGTCGTCTGCAAGTTCAATGTTAAATGAATTAATGGCTTTCAACAGTTCTTCGTCATTCTTTGCAAATCTATTACCGTCTCCCATTGCGAGCAAATAAAGGGCATTTGCAAAACTTTTCTCAAGTTTGATTATGTTGCCGGAGCTGTCTTTTATTTCGTTTTCCTGCAATAAGTCGTTGATTGTGTCTATGATGTTATCGGCGTGTTCTGTTGCGGTCTTTGGTTCCCAGGTTTCGCCGTCAATTTTAAATGCCATTTTGACTGTCCTCCATTCGTCCTACACTCATAGTCAGTTGGTCGTTCTGTATGTCGTATTGAGGATAATAATTGTATAGTCCTGCGGCCGCTATGCTGTCTCGGATGTAAAAATCCAAAACACCGAAGGAGATTTTTTCCGTTATAAAGTCGGTCCATGGTACGCCAGCGTCCGGGATTTGTGGCACCGTTCCCTTGATCAGAAAGCTGGCAATTACGGCGCTTTGTAGTTCCTCCTGGCCGTTGTGAAGGATTGGGACTATTCCGTCTTGCACGTCGCAGTCCCAGCTTACACCGGCTGTTGTTATTTCTTCTGATTTCATTTTTAAATCCATATTAGCCTCCTGTTACTACGGTCGTGGTCTTTGCTCCGCTTATGTCTATCTGGGACGGTGGCGTTCCTCCGGTCCATGCGAGCGGTGTCGGTGTTCCTGCTACGTTGATATAAGTTGCAGCCAATAAAGCCGTATTTAATGATGTTACAAATTGTGTGAGTGCCTGGTTCAACTCGGCCCAGGTTACAAACTGCTTTGAGTTGCCGTTCAGTTCTATTTTCTCGTTTGTTGTTACCTTCAATGTTCCGGCTTCTGCTTCTACCTTCACTTTTGCTTCGTCGTTAAACACACAAAGAGGCAGGGCCTTGATTGTCTCTCTGGTGTAATGAAGATAGCATTTCATTTCCGTTGCCGAGCTTACATCGCCTGCCTGCGGTACATAATCTTTGAGCCCTAATAAAAGGACCTTGTCGCCTTGCTTGTATTCAACATTCAAACTGAAAGCTCCGCAGGAAAGAGTAAGCATTTCTATGTTCTTCGTTATGGTCTGTTCCAGGCTCTTGCCGTCGCTTGTCTTGGGCTTCTTTGCGTGTACTACGTCTACGCTCATATCTGCGTTTACTTTTTTAATGTAGCCGTAGTCCAGAATGTAATAACTGCTGAGAACCGATTCTATAATTGACCTTTCGTTTAATCGCTCGTTATAAAATGCGTCCATTTTCTACCTCACACTAAGAAGCCCTGTATTGTCATGCTGTTAGCCTTGCCTGTTGTACTGAAATGAAAACTAAGGGCTGTCACCTGTATGTTCTGCGTTCCGCTGATATTTCCTACAAGATTATAGTTACGAACGTAAACGCGGGACGGAATTTGCAGCTTGTCTCCTTTTTGTATCTTTGGGTCCCATGGAGCGGTTACCGTTGTATAATATGTTCCGTCCGAGCCTCCGGTATTCTCCTGGGGTGGTGCGCTTATGTATTCGAGTTTGTGTACTCTTATGCAGTCGTCGTCGCCGAGGCATATTGCACACAGTTCGTCGTTCCTGACAAAAATGCAGAGCTTCTTGTCTTCAAACATCTTTTCGAGTTTTTTCAGTCCGTCTCTTGCGGATCCGTCGTGCTGGTACTGTATTGGAATTGTAAAAGCTGCGACCTTTGAAGCCCGCAGTCTTTTAATTCCCAGCTTTGACTTGAATGTTGTTAAAATCTTGTACAGGTTTGTGTTTGCAGGAAAGTCCACCTGTATTGTCGCGTCGAGCCAGGACTTTGCTTCACCCTGTATACATTGTATTACCATGGTTCCTTCCGGTCCTGGCGATTCCTGGTACATACTGAGTATCTGTCCTTTAATTGGAATGACGCAGCCTTCGTATCCTGCTTCAAGTTCGATTGTCGACCACAGTCTGCTGGTCATATTAAGGTAAAGGTTTTTTACTGTGACGTTGAATGCGGGCAAGTACGAGTCCGTTGTAAAACTTCCATTCATTTCAATGGCTGGCTTACGGCCTCGCTTCGGGCATTCAATTCGTACTGTCTTGCCCTCTGCGTCATAAAGAGTAATGTTTATAATTCTGTTGTAGTGCTGTAAACTTCCTATAGCCATTTAATTAAATAAAGCTCCGTTAAGAAAAGAGAATTATAATCTATCGTTTCTAGCAGCGTTTCAAAAACAAGACCGTAGTCTGAAAACTCCGACCAGCTTATTACGCCTGGCTCCACTCCGGCCTGCCTTATTTCTCCGTCTGGAAATGTCACCCACAGATTCCACTTGTCATTGAGCCATTTGAAGTGGAAGGTGAAATATCCATTTTCGGTCGCGCATGAGAATTCAAAATTATCAGCCAGGTCTGCTGAGGGAAATTCTATCAACTCTTTTGTGTCTATGGTCTGCATGCTTTTATAGTTACTTTTGTATAACAATCTAGTTAGCGCCAATTAACGATTTTTCATTTTTTATTTTCCAAAATTAGTTAGCGCTTTATAACGATTTTGTTAGTTCTTTATAATTGCTCGTATAAGCACGAGTGACCTATTGACTTATGACGAGTAATAAAAACCCGCTCTAGGATTGCACACAGCGCGTTAAAAAAAAGTTTTTGAATAGTTTGTCGACCACTTTGAAAATGGCCACATTTGCGCCTAGGATTGCACACACGGGCCTCATTGTTTTTTGCAGGGCCGTTTTAGGCCGATTTTGGCCTGTTTTCGCCCTGTTTTTGCAGTTTTTCTACAAAATAAAGTAAAAAGTCCGCCTTTTTTTGAAACATACGACGAGTAGTTTTTTCTGCCTTGTTTTCGTTACTTTTCCTCACGTTTTCGTGAGTTATGCACGTATAACAAAAGTTAGCAGTTTATAACTCATTTTTACTCTTCGTCCTCGTCGTCTTCTACTGTTCTGGAAACTGTCGAGCCGAGAGTGAGCGGCATTCCGAATGCAGAGCCAATTGGAGCGAGCGTGCGCTTAATGTTTGCCTTGATTAAGGAGAGGCCGGTCAGGTCTGTCTCCATTAAGTTGAGCTCTTTAATCGTCATAGAAAATGGGACCGCGTTTGCGGAGTCCTTCTGCTGGCTTGTCTGCAGGTCTTTGATTACTACTCGTTCGTGAACGTGCGCGTTTCCGTCTTTGAAGATTAAAACGGCACCGTGTTCGAACCACGACCACAGTATGTCAGTGAAGGTCTGCACGAAAGGCTGGAAAAAGTTAGAAGGTTCAAGTTGTTTAATGCCTTGTATGTATCCTGTTATTCGCCAGCTCTTGCTTCCTGGTGCGACGTTGTCTGTTACGTTCTTTTTCTGATCTGAAGCGATTACAAGGTTTTCAGAAACTTCTGCAGAGGCGCTTTTCTGTACCGTCTCGCTGTCTAAGGGGATTGCTCCGATTGCTCCCTGCTCTGAATAAAGATTGATTAAGGTCGGAGTTGTTACGCAGGTTCTGGCGAGTGCCAGCGCCTTTCTGTTTCCATTTATTATTTTAAGAGTTAATCCGTCCATATTTTTCTCCTTACCTCATTCCTGTTATAAGCTGCATTCTGCGTGAACTTTCCTGCATTGCCTGCAGTAGTCCTTCCTGGGTTCCAGCGTAGGCCTGCTGTCTTATTACCTGTGGCAGGTCGTTTCCTCCGCTGATGTTGAAGGTCTGATTTATAACGTATTCCTGATTGCCTCCGGCCATTGCTACTGGCATTTGTGGGATAAATGCTTTTGCAAGGTCTCCAAGGTTGCGGGCAGCGATTACCCAGTCGTCCGGCGCTACCTGGGTGATAGTTCCGTCCGGGCGCATTATGCCGTCTTTTACTGCTCCTGCAAACTTAAACTTTTTATTGATAAAATCCTTTGTCGCATATTTGTCAAAGTCTTTCTGGAGGTCTTCTGGTAATTCGCTATATGGGATTGACTTCAATATGCCATATCCGTGCTCTGCTTTGTAGTCTCGTATTGCTTTTTCTGCCGCTTGTTTAGTTCGTTCGTTTTGTGCCCAGTCTGATTCTGACACAACGTCTCCCAGCAGTTGCATTGGCTTGACAAGTGTTCCTGTGGCTGCCTGAGCTGCACCTTCTTTGAATTCATCCACATTACCAGTAACGCCGCCATGGATAAATTTCACGGTTCCCTGAGCCGCATCTTTGACGATGTCTACGGATCCTGACGCGATTTTCTTTATTGTTGGTAGTGCTGCGGATCCTGCTCCGAGTGCTTTGTCTACAAGTTTACCGACGTTTTCACTTAATACCCGGATAAAGTCAGCGATTTTATCACCGTTCTCTTCTATCCAGTCATTAATGTTTTTTACGTATCCTGTGAGCTGGTCCGCTACTTCGCTTCCCAGCAGTTGACTCATACTCTCTGACGCCTGCTTTAACAAGCGCACTTCTGTCATAAAGTTCTGAGCGTTTGCATTTGTTGTACTGTCTGTATAAGTTCGATTGTCTGCTTCTCCGAGCGCCTGGTTGATTGTCATTCCTCTGCGCTCTAAGTCAATGAATAACTGCATTCCTTCTTTACCGAGGATGTCTTTTACAATTTGTTGCACCATTGTCTTGTCTGCACCGTTTATAAGCGCTTCGTGTGCGTAATTGTAGACTTCCTTCATGAGTTCGTCTGGGGAAAGGTTGAGCAGTTTTTCCATGTCGAGGTTTTCGGTTACAATTCCTAACTCACCGAGTTTTTTTGCAAAGTCTTCTAATCCTGCGCCGTCGAGTTTTATTCGCTGGACTACATTTGCTATATTGCTCATTGCTCCGACCAGTCCGTTTGCGTCTACGCCTGCAATCTTGGCCGTTGCTTTCCATAATTCTAAGGCTTCGGTACTTATGCCTATTTCTGCTGCGAGCTTTGCGGTCTGGCTTTCTACGGCCGCGGTTGCTATGGCTGTTCCTGCAAGAACTGCGGCAGCGTTTCGTGCGGCACCTATCACCTTATTAAAAGAATTACCGACATCGTCTATCAGCCGGTTGCCGGTCTCGAATGAGTCTTTGTCTATGTTTAAGCCAAGCGATACAAAAAATCCGCCGATATCATTCTTCGCCATATATTTCCTCTACTTCTGCTTTTGCCCTTAAACAAGCGAGCCCATCGAGCATGTCTTCCAGGTCGGTGGGCTGTCTTGCGTATTCACGGCAGAATGTATAAAAAAGCCAGAGGTAACCGTTCGGGCAGTTCCGTTCGATTGCCCTCTGGGCTCTCATTTCTTTTATTCCGTCGCTTTGGCGGCTGCTGCTTCGGGCTTCGAGAGCCGCACGTATTTTTTTAAGATGTACCCGTATAATGCGTCGCTGATTGCAATCAAGGCGAGCGGGTCCTTCTGGAATAGTGGAAATCCTTCCAGGCTGTCTTCCAGGTTGTTCATACAAAACTTTGCTTCTTCGCCGTTCGGACATTCTACTTCTACGTTTTTTCCAACAATGCAAATTCTCATCAGTCGCAGCTTGTTATCAAAGGTTGGACTCTGAATAACGCGGCAGATTTCAAGAGTGTTTGCTGTGTTTATTCCTTCCGGGAATGTCACCTTAAACATAGAAATATAACTTTTTTCTCCGAGGCCCTGGTTTACTGCTTCCAGGGCTTCGGTGTAGTTGTCTCTAGTAAGTGTTAATGCTTCCATTTTTCAACCTCACTATTCGTCGTCTTCTGCGTCAGGATTTTCTTCGCCGTAGTTGAATACTACCTGGTAGTCTGCGGCGTCGTTGCCCTGAATATTCAAAGGTGGGCAGCTCTTAACTGTACAAGCTGTGAAGGTATTACCTTCTGTGGCTCCGTTGATTTCCTGGGTGATACGAATTGTACCACCGACGCTGTCTCCGGCCTTCTTCAAAGAGTTTGCAATCTTTACAAGGTCGCCCTTGTTGCCGGTCTTTACTACGTTGAAGGTCAAAGTTCCGGCGCCGTTGTTGTTTGTGATTGTGAGGGTGTTGCCGTTAGCAAGTGCGATAATTTTAGAACTATCCATTGCCTGCTGGGCCTGCACCATCTGTCCTTCAAGTCTGAAGCCGTCGATTGTTGTCGGTGTTCCGTCATTCCACAGTGGGTGTGTGAGGGTTACTGTAAACTGTCCGGCTGCTACGATTGTATGTTCTGCCATTTAATCCTCCTATCTTGTAGGCTGTGTCAAATACAAAGTACCGTAAACGGTTACTTCTCTGACGTTGTCAATGTATGTTGCTTCCCAGGCGTTTGGTACAGTAATCTGATCACCGCTCGTAGGGAGTTTGTCAAAGGTTGGAGCTGTAAGTCTGAAGCCGCTTAATCTGCCGAATTCTAAGAAAGGGCGGACTGTGTCGGTCAGAATTAATAAGATAGCCTGGTAGGTCTGGTTGTTTCTGAAAACATTCATTCGGGTCATGTAGTTGGCTGTTGTTACCTTGCACATATACTCGATGTATGCTTTGAGCCAGTTTGCGCCTACGCTGTCGCCATTAAGGCAGAGGCTTCCTTCTGTTACGACGTTCTCTGTGCCGTCTCCTACCCATGTCTGGTATCCGATGTGCTGCGTGTCGAGTGTTGACTTCTGTGTTGCTGTGAGGTTTACGTATTCGCCGTCGTCTCCTGCAGCTCCACTTGCACCGATTGTGTTGAATTGCAGCATGTCGATACTGTTGCCTACTGGAGTGCCTGTGGTGTTTACTGAGCTTAAAGTTGCGCCAAGCTGAGCGAGTGCTCCGTTAATGTCTGGGTTTGCGTTGTAAATGACGCGGGCCTTTGATTCTGCGTTGTTTAGGCTTGTAATCAAACTTGAATTGTTTGAGAGCACACCTTCGTCGCTTGTTCCTACCCACAGTGTTGAGTAGAGAGGGTCTGCGCTGCAGAGGTTTGAAAGTGCTACCTGCAGGTCGTTGTATTCTGCAGATTCGCCGATTCCAAACTTAAAATAGCCGTACATCTTTTTGGCTTCGTATACAGCGTCAAGAGGTGCTGTTGCTGGGATTGGATCTGGGTCCCCTGCCTGGTCTGTATCAAAGATTGCGATTCCTACTTTTGCTGTTGTTGCTTTGGTAAAGAAAGGCACGAGCCAGTTCTTTAATCTGCCGCCTGTGAGCGAGCCGTAGTTGCTAGAGTCCAATTCTACAAGGTCACCGGCTGCTGCCGACTGGACTCCTGGGAGATAAGTCGCCGCATTAGTAACATTCATGAATATTAAGGCTCTGCTATAATTTTCTCCTGCAATCGGTGTGATTACTGTCTCGATTGGATAGTTCACGTTTGACTGCGCTATGGAGTTCTTGAATTGTGACATTATATAGTCCTCCTTTGCTTTATAGTTAATTCTTTATTGTTCCGTCTAATGAAATGACAGGAAGTAAGCCCTGAGTTGTGTCCTTAATTGAGTACCATAAAACCTTGACGTTTGGCACGTTCCAGGCTGTTACTGTGTTATTTCCTTCCTGGTAAAAAGGCGAGCTTATTGCGTCGTATTCGTCTGTCATTATTGCGCCCTGGACCTGCTGAAAAGCGGCCTTTACGTCGCTTCTAAGAGGCCACATTGAGACGCTGTTTGCGAGCTCTTCGCTTGCTGGTCCTACAAACTGCAGGTCGATTTCTGCAATTTTCAGGACGGCTACACCGTTTACTTTTGTGTCGTCTTCGCTCCCTTCGTTGTAAAATGGAGCGGTCCGCGGTCTGTTGCGTTTAATTTGATAAGCGCACCAGTTTGCTATGTTTGCGTCTGGCTGCTGTGGATTCCACCAGTTCCCTTGCTTTGGAACGATGTACTTCTCATCAACCGAAAGAATTTGCGCCAGTATTCCACGCAGCGTTGTCTGATTCAGTTCCATTGTTTCCGACCACCTTTTCTACGCCGTATCTATAAAATCCGCCTTCCCGGTTCCAGTTGTTTGCGTCTGGTGCTGAAATCCTGAAGACGTCATTTTCAAATGAGAAAAATTTCCCGTTAAGATTTCCGGTCTGCGTCCATAATTCGCCGCCTTCTGTTCTTACGAGATTTCCGTTTGATTCTTTGTCACCTCCGCCTCTGGTGTTCTGCAGAATGCCGATTATTGTCTGCTCTGAACCGGCGACAATATCCCAGCCTCCGTTTACCTTTGGCGTCATGCTGTATACTGTTATTGTTGTTTGTTGCTCCGGCCACGCCAGGAGCATGTCTCCGTAGACTCCTGCCATTATTTGCTCCTAAAGTCCGCCTTACTGTAAGCTTCGTTATCCATAGTTCCTTTGCTTGTTTGTATGTCGCCTCCGTTTACTACAAAAGATAAGGAATTAATGAGGTCAGCTCCGTCAATCAATGGTTTGTCGCTTCCTTTGTAGTCGATTGTGCGCTGCGAGTTTGGTACGCTGTTCTTGTAGTAATCGCTTCTCACAAACTCTTGTATGGCTCCTACGGCCATTGTGCCGACCTTGTTCCAGTTTGCCTTGCCACCGTTCACGGCTTTTTCGGCTTCCTTCTCCAGGGCCTTTTTGAGCTCTTCTTTTTTGCTTTCCAGTCCTTCGTCCAGAAATGGGCGGGGTGGGATTGAGGCTGTACCAAACGACAGCATTTTTGCGAGCTCTGCGCTCTCGATTGGTTCTACGTCCTGCACTGATTCGCCGTTGTATCCCTGGTACTTTCCGTCTTCGTTTTTGTGGATTGTGGGCACGTGCATTCGTCCGCTTGGAAACCCGACCAAAATAAGGCACGCTGCCTGGCGTGCGAGCTTCTGGATTTTTGAGGTGTCTACGGTGTTTTTAATGCTGGCTTTTAATCCTTCAGGCATAAATACTATACCTCTCAGGCATACTCTGGATCATCATCAAAGCCTTCTGTCCGAATACGTTTGAATTAAGCTGCTTGATTCCTTCCTGCGCGTCCATGTCAGAAAAACTAAGCGACGTTCCTCCTATGCTTTTTGAAGACAAGGCCATACCGCCGTTTCCTATTACTCCGGTCGCGCTCTGTGGGTTTGCGTCGAGCAGATACCAGGCTGTGAGCAGGTTCATACAGAGCGTGCGCTTGTCGGTCCTTATTGGCTCCGGTAATCTGCGCCAGCCCTGCATAACGCCTGAAAACATAACAGACACGATTTCGTAAGCGTCATTTATCTGCTCGTCTGTCAGAGTCGGGAAGTTGTTTGCATATTTAAAATCCTGTCGTGTCATGTTTTCGTCCTTCTTATTCTGCCTTTGCTTCAGCTTCCTCAATCATTTTGATGAGGTCGGCTTTTTTAACATTGGCTTTGTATTCGATTCCGGCGGCTGTTGCTCTTTCTTTGAGTTCGTCATAAGAAAGGCTTTTTAAGTCGTCGGATTTACTTTCTGTTTCAGTTACCGAGCTTTCCTCGGTAGTTGCTTTTCCTGATTTTAATGCTTCAAGCTCTGCCTTTGCTGCTTCGAGCTCTTTGCGGAGTTTTTCTGCTTCGTCTTCTGCCTGATTAATTCTTGTTGCAGCTGGGACGTATGAAGTAGGCATTTTGTTTAAAACACGGATTTTGTTTTTTGAGACCAGTTCTCTAAAAAATGGCTCACGATTCTGCAGCTTTTCAATTTCTGCTTCTGTGAATTCCGCGATGTTTCTTGTTTCTCCCTGGGCACTTCTTGCTGGGATTGTTCTTCCGATTGAACTAAAAGTAACCGGATATTGATAAAAACTCTGTATGTATTTCATATCTCTGCTTCCTCTTTAAAATTAAGAAATAAACCGCAGGGCCCGGAGTTGTTCCGGGTGGTCCTGCGATTATCCGTCACTTACGACTTTGTGTAAGTTCCGCTGAATACTGCGCTGTCGTAGTATCCGTCTTTGATTGCGATTGCCTTGATTGTTGTTGTAGCACTCAGGTCAATTCCTGCACTTGTGTAAGCTGTGCTTTCAGCTGTTGGAGTTGAACCGTCTACTGTGTAGAAGATTGAGGCTCCTTCTGTTGTTGTTGAAAGCTTCACGTTAGTTGAGCCGCTGAATGTACCAGCTGCTGGTTCTGCTGTTGGAGTAGCGACTGTGCGCTTTGTTGTTCCAAAGCCTGAGAATACCTTTACAGCAATTCCTACAGGAGCAAATACTCCGGCAAATCTGCGGAGTACGGCGTGCTGCTGGTCGTAGCTGTTTGGATAAACTGGGTATGTGAAGTTCTCAAGTGGTACACCAAGAAGGAGAAGGTCCTGTTTTTCGTCGTTTGGACCTGCGCCGATTTCTGGTGCTGTGATTACGAGCTTGTCAGAGAGGCTTGCGTTGAATTCTGTATTTGCAGCCAGGAAAGGATCTGCGTAGAATTCTACTTTTGGTTTTGAGCCGTTCTTTGTCATTCCTGCGTTGAAGTTTTCTTCAAAAATTGCGAGGGCAGACTTTGCTTCGTATGTGTTGCTGTATGGCACGCTTGTAAGCAGGTTGTATGCTGCAGGAGCCATTGCAACGCGTACAATGTCAAACTTATTCTGTGAAGCTCCCATAAAGTCTGTAATGGCTTTAGCGAGCTGTTTGTACATTGTGTAACCTTTGTTTGTGTTGCTGTCGTCTTCTGCGATTTCTTCGAGAGTCTGGCCAGCCCATGTTGTTACGCCGTTTACGTCAAACAGACCGAGTGTGTTTGTTGCCTCATTACCGTAGTAAGTGAGGTAGTCTGTAATCATATCGATTACATACTGAGCGTAGCGCTGCTTCTCTGCCATGAGGGAGCCTGCAAAAGGAGAGCCGTTGCCGTCTTTTGCGCGTTCCATTTCTTCAACAGTAAAGTTAAAGAAAACTTTAATGTTGATGATTGCAGAGCTCATTACGCCTCCCTGAACATTTACATTCTGTTTGAGGTTTGCGGCTACTGTTCCGGCCTGGTCAATAAGTCCCCAGCCTGAATAAGCAGCGAGCTGTAAGTTCTGAACTTCTCCCCATGGGTTGGTTCCGCTCATTCTCTTTACGAGGTCACGTGCGTGGCTGTAAAGAAGAGGCTGTTTGAAAATCTGAGGGAAGAATGAGGCATTCCATGGTGAGATTGCCTGTGCGGCGATCAATTCTCCAGAGTCGCCTGTGTATGTCTTGATTCCACTCTTTGAGTAAACCATATCATACTTGCCGGTCTTCAAATTGAAGCGTGGCTTGATGTTTACGCCCATTGCATTCTTTTTGTAGAGTGCTTCAAGTTCTGGGGTAAGTCCTTCAGGTTTGCCGATTGCTGCGCTGTCTCCTACATAAATAGGATTTGTTACAGCTGAGGCTGGCACACCGTAGTGTGGGTCGTCTGCGCGGCCGATCTGCAATGTTGCGTCACGGAGAATGTTTGCAGCGTTTCCGTTGCTTCCTACCATGCGCTGTGCAAGTCTACCGATTTTCTTGAATTCTGATGAACAATCTATTCTCATTGTTATCTCCTACCTTAAGAGAGCCAGATATAGGCACCGTCGTCTGTTACGTCTACTACTGTAGCGCCTGCGAGCAGTGTGTGGCTTGCGTCTGCTGATGATGATACAAATCCAATTACACCTGTTGAGTTGTTGTACTGTACTTTGTATCCGATTACTGGGTCTTTGTTTTCTTCCCAGTTCTGAACCTTTACGAGGCCCTTTGCGATGAATGCGCAAGGCATACCAGCGAGATATTTACCTGGGTGTGCGATTGCGTTCTGTGCGATTGCGTCGTCAAATGCAACGATTCCGCGGATAACGTTTCCGCTACCTGCTCCTGCTACAATGGCTGCAGGGTCGTCTGCTGGTGCTGAACATACAACACCAAAAGGGAGACCATTTGCCTGGTTTGTAACGTCTACAATTCCGCCGAGTTTGAGGTAGCCTTCCTGCAATGGCACGGCCTGTGCATTGAGTGCGAGCTGTCCTTTGAAACCGAGCTGTAATGAAAGATTAGAGTCCATTCTATCTTCCTCCTTCTTTGATTCTGTTGAACATATCAGCGAGGCTTCCCTTTGCTGCTGTTCCGTTCATTGTTACAGGAATGTGAGGAGCGTGGTCTGTTACGACTTCCTCTTCCTCTTTTTCCTCTTCTTCAACTTCTTCTGCGCTGTCTTCTGCGCATGAGTCTTCTGCTGCTGTTGCAGCTTCGTCTTCTGCCATTCGCTTCTTGATAAACTGGTAGATTTCTTCCAGGCTATAGTCTGCGTTTGGATCTGCGTCTTCTGCTTCGCCTTCTGGAGCTACTGTTTCCTCTACGGCTTCAGTTGCTTCTTCGGTTGCTTCTGGCGCTGCTCCTTCTGTGAGCGGTTCTTCTTCTGTTGCAGTCTCTTCGACTGTTTCAGTTTCTTCTCCGCCTACGTCCGGAATATCTTTCATAGCTGCTGTGTCGAGTTTTTCGAACATGTCAGCTACCATTGAGGCAGCTTCTTTGGCTGTCGCTTCGTCCTGCTCTTTTACGGATCTAAAATCTTCGAGGAAACGGTCGAGCTTCGCTTTTTCGTCCTCGTCTGGCAGGTCGCTTGTCATTCCTTTGAGCTCGTCTACGTACTTGGCTACTTCTTCGTCAGAGAGTGTGTCTTTTTTTTCAACAAGTTCTGTGAGCTTGTCTCTGAACATTCCCATGTCGTTATCTGTAGTCTGGGTGCGCTTTCTTGCAAATCGGAATAAACCGGTTAACAATTTCATTTGCGTCTCCTATTTCTTGGCTTCTTTGTTGTCGTTCACAAAAAGAAGCAGAATGTCATTGATTGCTGGTACGGCGATTGCGATTGCTCCGATGATTGCGCCGTAGTAGTTTGGCTGGAAAAATCCGACAAACGCACTTGCTGCGGTTCCTACGCAGGTTACGATTGTTGAAATTAAGCCGTATAACTTCTTGCTCATTTGCCTTCCTCCCTTTATTCAAGTTCCGACAAGTCGGTGATTCCATATCTCAAATAAGCGTATGTGGTGTTCATTTCAGGCACATCCGCTATCTTATGAACTTCTTCTTCTGTAGGGTGACTGATAGGGAGCCCGGTCATCCATGTTGCTACCTTGATTCCGGCTTTTGCTGCGAGCTGGTTCCAGGTGAGCCCTGCTTCTTTGCGCTTTGCATTAATGCGCTTGTATACGTTGGTCCATGAGGCACTATTTGCCATTTTTTCCTCCTGCTTTTATAGTTATTTTTATTTGCACCTATCAAAAACTGAACCGGCCGCAATCTGGAAAACGCTTTTACTTTTTGGTGCCTGGTCCATAACTACGGCATACTCACCGCCGCGTCCTGCTGGTAATAAAGCCAGGTGATTTACGTCGGTTATTTCCTTCATGATGATGTCGTATTCCTGGCCGTCTGGACTTGTCCCTTTCTGCCATTCAAAGTCTGCAATGTATCCAGGGCTCAGTTGTATTTCTCCATTCTCGTAAGCCTGCAGCGCTTCGTCGTCATAAAGCATGCAGGTACTTCTTATTCCGACTTCGTTGGTCTCTGGTATGCGGTCTACTTCCGGGTGCTCTCCGGTCCAGCCGATTGCCAGTTCTCTGAAGTTCTGGCCGTCTACCGGTGTACGTGGGTGGTGGTGAGTCATTGGAAGGTTCGCAAATTTCGGGCAGGCTACGGCCAGTACTGTCGACGGCCTGTATACTTTGTAAAGGCGCTTTTCTTCTACCCAGTCAGGTGCACCTTGTCCTGGCATTGGAATACGGAGCGTTGGTATTTCCTCCAGCGCGTAGTCGTATATTCCGCTTACTGCGATTCTGATGTTTTTTAATTCTGCCATTTCTACTCCAATAAAGGGCGGGCAAAGACGGACCATAAAACCTACTAAAAAAACATCCGCCTTTGCCCTAATATCTAATATAATTTTTTTAGAGAGGGGTTCTGGGAACCTGCCTTTATAGTCATTTTTGTTAAAAAAAAAGACCTGCCTTTCAGCAGGTCGCTCCCTAATATTTTAATGGAGTGTAATAAATGACTAAAAAGAGCAGCTTTGTTCGGGGAAGCTGCCGAACATTGCCGCCTGCGGTGTTAAGGATCCGCCGGTCCTAATTCTCAATTATTCTACTTGCCAGGTCTCCCCAGGCTTCCCATTCCTGCACCAGGCTTTCGTAGTATACGATGAGGTTTGCGTAGTCCCTTATTGACTCTGGGGTCCTCTGTTCCTGGCGCTGTGGCTTTGGTGGAAGTTCTACGGGCTGAGGCTTACTGGCGCAGCTTGTTATTGTTAGCGTCAATAACGGCACCAATAATGGCAGCAATTTCCGCATCAGTTTTCGCATTGTTTATGTCCTCCCTGAGTTGGTCCTTCTCGGCATTTATCTTTGCGAGCTCTTCTGCGTGTTTATAAAGGTACGCGATGAGCTCGTTCTTCTTTTCGAGTTCTTTGGTCCGCTCTCGTTCTTCTTCGCGTTCAGAAAGAGCAAACTTTGCGATTAAAATCAAAACAACGACCAGGACCGCAATTACTAAAATTAAATAAAAGTTAAGAGCCATTATTCACCTTCCTCGGTCTCTATACTTTTGGTCTCTACCCAATTGTCGCGGCAGATGTTGAAGTCAATAGTTCCAAGTCCGACGCCGTATGCAAATCCTATCGACATCCATATTTCCTTCACGTCTGCTTCTGGCAGCTTTCCGAACCACTTTAAAAGGCAGAGTCCGAAGCCTGCAATAATTAAGACGATTTTCACCAAAAGTGAAACGCTTTTCATTTTCATTTTGCGCCTCCTGTCAAATGTATAATTCTGGCCTGCGATGGCTTTCCTTTGTTGACGCAGTTTGAACTTTTAAGGCTGTTGAATGCTATCTTTCCTTTTTCAACGCCTACCCAGTGCGAGTGTCCTGCGTAATCGAAGCGGACCGGTGTTCGGTCCTTTATTTTGCTGATTGTGGTTATTTCCTTCTTCTCAATGTCGCAGCCTCTTCCTGTAAGGTGTCGCGCTACTTTGTCCCAGTAGACTGTGCAGTCCGCGTCAACAGCTCCGGCGTCTATCAGCTTGCCGACTGTTATAATTGCGTCTGCGTCGTCTGGTTCAATGCCAAGGCACCACATAAATGTGAAAACGCAGCAGGCGTTCTGCATGATTGATTTTAATTTGAGTGTGGGAAATTGTTTGTATAATTCTTCTGCGAGGGTCTGTGGGGTTTTCATTTCTTCTGGCCTTCCTCTATATCCAGCTTTGTTTCAATTCGGACGATTGACTTTTGTATTTCGGTTAGCGTGAGCATTATTTCGTTTATGTTCTTCTCTGTGTCGCTTTTCTCCTGCTCAATGCGTTTATTCATATCTGCATGGTCTTTACAGAATTTCTCTGTCTTTTCCTTTACTGTGGCTTCTAGTTGCTCAACCCTTGCTACCATTTTTGCTACCTTCCACACGAGGCCTAAGACCGGCAATAAGAATATTACTGTCTGTAAAACGTCTTTCAAAAACTCACCGCTCATTTGCTTCCTTCCTTTACTTTTATAGTCCTTTTATTTCTATGAGGCACCTTGCGTTGCCTTTGTCATATTCGTTGTTAATTTCGAGCCTGCGTACAATCTGCCAGCGGTCGTCTGCCAGTACCTTTGCGTCCTGCAGCAGGTCCATAATTGACGAGGTCTGATTATCGCTGTCTCGTCGCACTTGGTCGCCGTGGTAAAATGTCAGGGTAACGGCTACCGGGTAGTCGATTCCGTCCGGGTGTCCGGCGCCGTACGGCCAGTCGTCTTTTTGCATTCTGGAAATCTGGCCGGTAACCTGCAGCATTGCGTCTGTGTGCCATTTCTGGTGTCTTGCGCTCGGTATCAGCTTGTGGCTCTTGGTCCATATCTTTGAATTCTTCTTTCCTGGTGTTTCTCCTAAAATCTGAAACCTTAACATTCTGCCCTGTTCCTCCGAGAGTCTTCAAAGGTTTGAAAAGCCTTATCAACAGACCAATGAAGTTTATCTAATCTATCTTTTGTTCTTTTGTAACTCAGCCCGAGCTCTTCGCACCACTGTTTTAGATTTTGTGTCTTATTATTGTATTTTATAAATCGACAGCTTCGTCTGTTATTGCTCTGTTCTTTCATGCTTACCCATCTGCAATTCTCCGGGCTGTAGCCTTTACTATTGTCTATGCGGTCGATTGTTAAATTATCTGTGTAGCCGTTAGACAATGCCCATGCCTTAAACGAAAGCCAGCCTTTTGTATTACTTGCATGATTTTCATATACTCTTTCTTTATTGTTCCACGCATCACAAATTGTTATTCCACGTGCACCATAGTCTTTGTAATTCTTATCCTTTGGGTTGTAACATCTTCTTTTAATAAGGCTATAAATATTATTTAATCTCATATAATTCATATTTGCCTCCTTTAATTATCCCGCCATTCAACGGGAACAAGTCCACATCTACAATTGTAGTCATCCGTTTCGTCCGGCAGGTTGTTAATGTCAAATATCTGGCCGTTGAGGGCCTTGTGGCTCTTGCGTACCCTTACGTCTCCGCAGGTTACCCATTTAACCTTTGTTACGGCTGCGCTCTTGAAAGTTGCGAGCGTGCAGGCTTTGTTGAACCTCTGCATTTGGTCGCGGGCAAATAAACGAGCCAGGTGGTCGCTTGATTCGTATCCTTCCTTGACAAGGTCTGTAAGGTCCAGCACGGCGCTTTCGCCTGTTGCGTAATCAATTATTTTCTGCAGAATGCGTCTTTTAATCAGTTCCTCTTCGCCCTTGATTCGTTCAATGGAATTGTTGAGGTAAAGGGTGCGGACGTTCTCCAGGTTCTCTTCAAAGAACTTGTTTTTGTCGATTGCGAATGAAGAGAGGACTTGTGCGGTCCTTCCGTCTGCGTCTGAAAGCAGGCGCTTGATGTAGTCGCCTTGCTCTTCTTTGAAAACGTCGCCGATTTTCTTTACGAAGAATTCAGGCTCTTCTTCCTGGTCTTCTTCGAGCCATTGGTGTTCGAGTGTATTTGCTACGGTATTGAGGTTAATGCGGCCGATTGCCTTTTCGTTTTCTTCCTGTTGCTTTTCAAACTCTTTTTTCATGTCGTCAAAGAATTTAAGCAGGCTGTCGAGGTTGTCGTCTTCCGGCGCTGCGTCCATTACAATGTTGTTTACTTTGCACTGTGCTCGCAGGTCCTTCAGCAGCTTGCGTGTCAAAGCCTTGTATCTGGATCTGAGCAGGTTCGAGAGCTTGTCTTGGATTGAGAATAAAGGCCGCGGTATTCCCTGGCGTTGCATTCTCAGAAATCCCGCCTTTGTGCCTTTTGAATAAAGATAGCCGTTTCTGCGTACTGGGTAGTTATTTTCCATTCTTCAAATACTCGTATGTTGTATTGAGAACCGGAGCCATTTTGCGCAGCTCTTCGTCTGTGGGCTGGCTTGTCGGTAGTCCGGTCATCCAGGAGCCGAGACGAATGTGTGCGCTCTGGGAGATTTCGTCCCAGGTAAGGCCTGACTCCTTCTTCTTCTGTAATATGCGACTGAATACTTTTGTCATAGGGTGCCTCCTTTACTTGTAATCATTGCGATTGTGTCGCCAATCATAACAATGCCGCTCACGGCCTTTACTTCAAATCCTACGCAGTGTTTAACTTCTGCCTGCGCGTGTCCGTTGTGGCAGAGTATTGTCAATTGGTCGCAGAGGTCCTGGACTGTAAGTGGTTTGTTTTTTGCTTCCATGTCTTCTCCGTTTTATAGCTGCATTCCTTCTGCAGGTGGCTCCTGGTTCATGTCACGGCCTGCGTTCATTTGTTCCCACATCTGCTCGTCCATTCCTTCTGCTTCTCCTGCGGTGAGTGCGTTCATTGTGTCTTCGTCAATTTCTGCACTTGGTACGAACTTCTGCGCTACTTTGATTGCAGTGCTTAATGGGACGCCCATTGCTACAAGCTGTCCCGATATGCCGGTGAATGCCTGGCCGAGCTGTGCCTTGTCTGTCTCTGAAAGTACAAAGCCGTTGTCTGCTTTAATCTGAACCTTGCGGGCGTGCTTTGCCTGTTCGCTGTCAATTCCGAAGCAGGAATAAACAAGCAGCTCTATGCAGTTCTTGAATGCTGGCGCTACGTTGTTAAAGAGCAGACGTATCATTTCGCTCTGCTTTAGTGTTACGTCGTCTCTGTTGTCGCTTGCGAGCCCTGTGGCCTTTTCTTCAAACAAGATTGATTCTGCTACTCCAGAACTTGCGCAAAGTCCGAGCTGTGCCTGTTTGAGCAGGTCCTGGTATCCGCTGTATGTTCGGTCAAGGATTTTAATTTCACCGACGCTGTTAATTGCACGAGGGTGGAGCATTGACCACTCTCTCATTTCCTTTTCGTTCTCTTTGAAGTACTGGCGTGCAAACTCTGGGCCGTTTTCAATGATGAGGCCGTCTGCAGGCATTGCGTGGTACATGAGGCTTGATTGCTGGGCCATAATTGGTAAGCTCATTTTCATTATCTGGTATGCTTCGAAGTCTTTTATCCAGCCTTCAAAGTCACTTGTCGCCCATCCCATTTGTTGGATTGCTCCCCAGAAAGGCAGCTTTTGTGGGCGCACCATTGCCATGCGTCCTGTGTTTACTCTCACGCCTCCGAGCGGAATGAAAAGCGAGCGGGCGTATAAATAGTCTTCTGCTGTGATGTTGTAGTCCGGTACAAAGACACAATTCCAGCGGTCTGCTGTTACCCAGTAGCGTATGAAGTGGTCTTTCTTCTTAAGGCCTGCAAGGGTCTCTGTCATTGTCTTCTGGAAACTAAGCGGATTGTCACCGTCGAGTACCGGGTAAGACACGGATCCGCCAAATATAAGGGCCTGGGTTGCTGCTTCTGCGTATGCTTCACTAAATCCGCACTCGTTTGCGTAATCTTCGAGCTTCTGCAGGTCCTCCGGTGTAAAGTCTGCGCATTCAAAATGCACGCCGTCGAGTGAAAGACAGCCAGCCTTCTTATTGATGATTCGTGCTGGGATTCCGCCTCCTGCGTAGTATGCTGTTGCTTCTCCTGGCAGAATTGAAACGGGAACGAAACTCTGCACGTTCATTCCTGGATCTATGGCCGTTCCTATTCCTGTGTCCGGCTGTGCGTACTGGCCGTCCTGCACTATGCCTGGAGTTCTGTTCAGGCGCTCCTGTGCGAGCATTGCTTCAACGCGGGCCTTGAGCCTTTCTGGGAAGTCAGAAATCAAACGCTGGCGCATTTCTGCTGCTGTCTGAATTTCACCGGCGCTTGCTCTTGCGTCCTGAACGATTGCGGCCATTTCGTCCTTGATTGTTTCAAGTTCGCCGGAGTCGAGTGTTATCTGTCCGTAGCCGTCTTGTGTCTCGTCGCTTCCTGATTCGTGGCTTGCGAGGATTTCAAATATTGCTTTATGATGTTCGTTTTTTTCTGTCTCTTTTAATTTATTAAAGGTTGCCATGTCTTTATAGTCATTTTACATGTCATCAAATAGAGTTGTTTCTAATCGGTAATGAATGCGCCGGTATTCTTTGTAGACAGGTCCCCATATCTTTTCGCATTGTCTCCTTTCCTCCGGCATGTAAGCGCTCATGATGTCTAATTGCTTCTGGAGGTCTACGGCATAGGGGCACCCTTTGCACCCGGTTCTTTGGAAATTAAAAGGAGGATAGTACAGTTCACAAAGCTGAATGTTTCTTTCTTTGATGTACCACTCTATGAATTCGTCTTCTAGCGGTTGCAGTGGGTGAAACTTTTTTAATTGTCCCTCATCAAATATTGTGCACCCTTTGAGCGTTGTCCTCAGACCTCCTTCGGTTGCACGCATTCCTGTTATTGTGATTGTCTTTTCGTTTGCTTCTTGCCATTTCGCTGCAACATCTTTCTTTATCTTGTAGCAACACTTGTTTGAAACTTTAAGAGGAAAGGTTGAGGTAAATTGGTAGCGGAGCTTGTCCGGGCACTGAAATCGTGAGTTATCCCGGTGCAGGTATCTGTTTACTGTTTTCCCTGGTCCACTATGCTGGTAAACCGACAAATAAAGGCTGTGCTCCTTGCTTTTAAAAGGATAGCCGTATTCCTCCAAAATCTGCCGGATGTTCTTTTGTGGCATAATGATTTTTATACGCTCGTCTCTCTCTCTCTCTCTCTCGACGAAGGCTACGACCTTTCTGTATTCAATCCCGGTGTTTATGTACACTCTGGGGATTTTGTTTCCCGGCAGGGCTTCGTCTATCAAGTGGTGCAGAGCCGTGCTGTCTTTGCCTCCACTGAATGAAACGTAGGCATTGTGCTCCAGGTCGTACAGTTCGTTCATAGACCGTATCTTTTGTAGCCGGTCCTGTAATAAAAAGTCGTTATCGATTGCTTCCATGACCTTACAGTCATTTCTATGCGTTCTGTCCTGCTATGTTGATATATCCGTGCTCAGCGACGGCTTCTCGGCTCAACTCTTTAAGGTGCATAAAGTCCGGGTCGCTTCGGACTATTCTGTAGATTACGTATTCGGCCGCGTCGCAGTTATGCACGAGAACCCCATTTGCGAAGTATGTATGTGTCCCACTCACTGATAGGTTGTATACGTCCTCTTCGCGTTCCGTTGTTGTAGACTTGTGCGCAATGTCGGGAGCAGAAACGCTTCCCTGTCCAGTTTTTCCCTTCATTACCCTTTGTCTTGTAGACTGTTCCACAAATCGGACATTTGCGCTCGTATGTTCGTGAAGTCCTGGTATGCCATTCGTGACCTGCTGCGCTTCTATGCCAGTCAGTGGCTTTCTTGTAATCATCCGCTGTAAATGCATGCGGCTCTCTGATTGGATGATATTCTTTATGGTGTTTAGTTCTCTCCACGCATTCGAGGTTTGAAAGGTCATTGTTTGCTGGATTGCCGTCCTTATGGTGTATGTCACATCCTGGTGGTATTTCTCCATGAGCTGCTTTCCACACGTCTCTGTGAAGGTAGCTAGCTTTGCCCGCCATTCTCGCGCTTTTGCCTGCAGTAAAGTATTTCCTATCGCTCGGATTCTTTGCTTCTGGATATCTCCTATACTTGATTCCATTGAATTCAATAACTTCAACCATTCCGCGTCCTCCCATAAAATCTGATAACATTCTCGAGCCGTTGCTAATGGCTCGTAGTTATAGTCATCGCACCTTATAGGGTGGTCGGGTGTTCCTGTTAGTCCGGCGCGGGTTATTACGTGTCTCTTGCCTGTAAGGCCTGCGGCTCTCACTTTCTTGTAGCCTTTTTCTGTGAGGACTAAATCTCCTTTTTTGATTGTCTCTATCGGTCTCCAACCGTCAGCAGTTGCGATCATCGTTCCAGCTACAAAGCAGTAATGGTCCGGGCTGTGTTCGCCTTTGCCTTTTTCCGGCTGGCCAAGGTCGTTGTAAGCGCGAACCTTCAAAGCCTCGCTTACGTCGT